CTCAAACCGCAAATCACGACAGGTATGGAAGCGTTGGGTAGGGGTCACGACCTCAATAAACTCTCTCAATTCCTACAGGGTCTTCAACCCTTGGGACCCGAAGTAATTCAGTCAGAACTGAATGTCGCAGACTACATAGACAGGCTAGGGGCATCTCTAGGATTGGATACCAAAGGGCTTATCAAATCAGATGAGCAACGACAGCAAGAGCAACAAGCAATGGCGCAATCCTCTGAGGACCAATACCGCAGAGAGTTAGCAATGAAAGTAGCACCGGGCGCATCCAAGGAAATGGGTGGCGCACTTAAAGAACAAATGATGAAACAAGGATGATAAATGGCAGACCTAAATGAACTCAACACTCATGCGGAAGAACCTACGGAAGACCAAGAATATATCGACAAGATGGTGGCTAAAGCGGAAGGCATATCGCCTGAGCCAGAGAACCCAGATGTTGAGGAGAAAGAGCAAGAAGAAGTGGATGAGGATAGAACTACTTCTGAAGAGGAATCTCCTGATTGGCTCCCTGATAAGTTCAAGTCACCAGAAGAGTTAGCAAAAGCCTACTCTGAACTAGAAAAGAAACTGGGTGAAAAACCCGAAGAGGTAGAGACAGAAGGGGAGCCAAGCGAACCCTCTGAGCCTTCCGCTCCTATGGATTACGAAGCGTTGTCTACGGAATACTGGGAGAAAGGGGAATTGTCGGAAGACAGTTACTCCAACTTAGAAAAGATGGGCATTCCGAAACACATCGTGGATGCACATATCGCAGGTCAAAATGCAGTAGTCAACGAAGTTCAAAACTCCGTCTTTAAGGAAGTCGGGGGAGAGGCCCAGTACCAAGAGATGATGTCTTGGGCAAAGGATAACCTCTCTGAATCTGAAGTTGCCATATATGACCAAAGCGTTAATAGCAACAGTCTTGACCAAACACTCTATGCCGTTAAGGGGCTACATGCTCGTTACGCATCAGAAGCAGGGGTTGAGCCTACATTAGTACAAGGGGATTCATCCCCATCCAGTACAGGTGCTTACGCATCTGCCGCAGAAGTTAAGAGAGACATGTCAGATAGACGCTATTCAACTGACCCTGCCTTCAGGGATAAGGTTGCACGAAAACTAGCAAAGTCTAACGTCTTCTAAACAGACGCACACCGCACACAAATCTACCGAGTATCTCTGACCCAATCACGCATTGGACAATCACAGGGAAAGAAGACCACAAGTGCAAAACATACACTTTATTAATACTTACAGGTAGAAAAGAAACATGGCATTACCACATCAAAGTCCCAGTAGATTAGGGCAACTAAACGCAGCAGGCGATAACAGAGAGTTATTTCTTAAGTTATATGCAGGCGAAATCCTAACAGCGTTTGAAGAGCGTAATATCTTCTTACCACTACACCGTACTCGCACGATTAGTAACGGTAAGTCAGCGTCATTCCCAATGGTCGGTACGGCAACTGCCAAGTACCACACACCGGGTACAATGATTGAAGCTGACCAAGTTAAACATGGTGAGCGTACAGTTACCGTTGATGACTTGTTAATCAGCACACAGTTCATCTCAAACATTGATGAAGCAATGAACCACTACGATGTGCGTTCTATTTATTCTAAGGAAGCAGGTAATGCTCTAGCGAATCAAATGGATAAGAACATCTCACGGATTATTGCTAAGTCAGCATCCATTACAACTAAAGCCCTTGCTACATCAGCAGGCTTAACGGGTGTAATTGATGATGAAACTTACACATCTAACGTAACCATTGGTACAACAGCAGCACACGCTACTGACGGTACTAAGATTGCAGCGTCTATCTACGCAGCGTTGGCTGAGTTCGATAAGAAAGACGTAACTGGCGATAAGGTTTGTGTATTACCACCAGACCAATACTACTCATTGTTCAACGTGGAAGCAGGTGTTAACACATTAGCTTACATGAACAAAGATGTAGGTGGCTCAGGTTCATTCTCTTCAGGTCAAGTTCCTGTAATTGGTGGTGTTAAGATTCTTATGTCGAATCACATCCCACAGGTCAATGAGACAACTGGAACAGGTGACCCAGAACCAATCACTTCAACCAGAACAGCAGCATACCGCTCTGACTACAGTAAGCTAAGAGGTCTAATCTTCTCAGCAGATGCAGCAGCAACCGTTAAGTTGTTGGACTTGGGTGTTGAGTCTGAGTACCAGATTGAACGTCAAGGTACATTAATGGTAGCTAAGTACGCATGTGGACACAACATCCTCAAGCCTGCTTGTGCCATAGCCTTGAACAAAGTATAATAAGAACCGTTAGGGGTTAGTCTCCCTAGTACAAAGTTAGTAAG